AAATAGCAGATAAATTCTTTCCATCTTCTAATGAAAAAGTATGTAATTTTTGGAATTCTTGTAATAATAAAAAATTATTTCCCTTTGTTTTTGGTCCTGCTGATGCTTTTACTAAAGATTTCATAGACATTTTAATAGTTTCTTCTGTAATTAGTGGTATTTCTTGATTACTATGATACTTTTCTAATACCCATAATCGTAATAAAAAATACGATTTTGTAGTAATATAATTAGTTCTTAAAACAGCATCATTAATTATTGCTAAAGTTTTTGTATCTGTATCTGATTTAAGTATCTTTTGAATAGGAACTTTTAGACACTGATATTTATCAGGAGGTTCTTCTTTTCTATTCATCCTATATATTTACTAAAGATAATATCTTTAAGTAAATATACGCATATCTTTTATTATTCCTAAATTATTTATAACATTCTACTTTTTCACCTTTTGCATTATATACCCAGATTTCACATAAATACCCTGCTTTTTTTACAGCATTTTGTTTTAATATTATAGTTTCCGTATCACAATTAAATGTATAATCACTTTTAACCTCTATACATTTGTTTTGGATTGGAATATATAAATCTACATAATATCTATGTTCTTTTTTATCTAATCCATTGTACCATATTTCAGGAACATTAGAACAACCATTTAAAATGTCTTCTTCTAAAACACCGCCTTGAAATAATTCATCTAAGGCATAATTTTCATAGCCTTGTATTTTAATTATATTTCCAGATGGTAAAATATAATCTTTTAATCTACAAGAACTTTTAAATGCTTTTTCTAATATTTGGGAATTTTGAATTGGATGTTCTACTCCATGATTTTTCAAACATGTTTTTATTTTCTGTTGTTTTATTTCATCATTTTGCGACGGATTTTTTACACCAAATTTATCTATATTTGTTTTTTCAATTTGTTCTTTAATTTTGATGTTTTGCATTGGATGTTCTACTCCATGATTTTTCAAACATGTTTTTATTTTCTGTTGTTTTATTTCATCATTTTGTGATGGATTTTCTACACCAAATTTGTCGGTAATTGTTGTAATATATTGTTCTCTATTATTGAAATTTTTATCGCCATATTTAATAAATTTTGTATCATTTCCTTTATTTCTAATATCAATTGATTGTAATGAAAACTCAACACCATATTTTTCTAAGTTAGTATTTTTACCTTTTTCTCTAAAAGTTTTTACCTGTAAAGTATGGCTAACACCATATTTTTGTTCACATGTTTTTATAACTCTTTCTTTTCTGATTTCTTTTGCACAAATATTACAACCAAAATTTTGTATTTTTGTTAAACAACGGAAATTCTTTTCAAAAACTCCACTACATCCTTCACTTTTACATTTTCCTCTAATAATACTATCTCTTGTTATTTTGTCTTTACTATAATCAATTTCTAATTCTATGTTATTATCTTTACAAAATTGTTGTAAATATTCATAATTATATTGTTGTTTTATCATTCTTTACTCTATATTGACGTTATAATTTTATATCAATTTTATGTTTATCTTTTTCCTCTTTTTCTTTTATGCTTTCTTGTTTTCTTTAATTTTTTATTTTTGCGGTTTCGTGTTTTTTTCCACCTCTCTTCGCAACAAAGTTTGCGGCACCAAATGTTGATTGTTGTAATTGTGGGTATTCAGAACCAGACGGTCTTAAAGACTGAACACCCCAGCCATTTTCACCATCACCAAAAGCAGTTGGAAATTGTTCATTATTCATAGGTCGCCCATTTTCATCAAATGCTTGCCTCCCATTTGCCATTTGAACATAATCATAATAATGCAATGGAACACTCGCAGCAGCTGGTGGGTCGTCTGTATAAACTAATGGGTTTGAATCCATACCAACGGCACCCATCTGTCTATCAGTTGCGTTGTATGGATAATTAGAAAAACGCATATAATAATCAAGTCCCGAATGATACGCATTATCTTCAATAAGCATTTGTCCACTATAATTAATAAAACCTAAAAATGTTCCTAAAGGCACTAATGTATTTCTATTAGGATTTTGTGGAACATCGGCAACCGGCATATAATAATATTTTGTAGAATTAGCATTATCAATAAAAAACTGACGACGTGCATCAACTCCATCACCACCTATAACTCGCTTTGGTACTCTTTTCAAAACACTCATTATTATATTATAATCAGATAAAAATTACACAATTGTATCATCTTTAACATCCTGTTTCAATTTATCTTTCTTCTTCAGGTAATAAGTGCGTCTATATTCCTTTAATTTTTCTGGATTTTCTTCTTTTAATTTTTGTAAATAATTAGCTCCAAGTTCCATTACTTTTTCCTTATTTTTTTCATAATATCGTTTATGATTATCACCATTAGTATATTTCTTTAATCGTTCTTCCAATTCTATATTCTTTTTTTTCAATTCTTCGTTTTCTTTCTTTATAATATCAATTTCTTCCATGTTGATATTATATGTTATATAATTTTTAAATATTTTTATATATATTTATTATGAACCCACAACATACAGAAGATTATAAACAGACTGCTGTAAAATATTATTTAGAACATAATGAAGATATGCGTAATACTTGCGAGATATTCAATTGTAAATTCCAATCATTAGCAAGATGGGTAGAAAAATATAAACAGAATGGAAATATCCATAGAAAAACACGCAAAAATCATAACCTAAAAATAACACCTGAAATTGAAAAGTTCGTAAAAGAATATGTTCGTAAATATTCAACAACTACTTTATGGGAACTTTCTAAATTAGTAAATGATAAATTTAAAATTCATTTAACAGATAGTAGCATTTATAATATTTTACATAAATATAAACTTACCAGAAAAAGATTACGAAGTAAATATTATCCTGAAAAACGAGAAGGACAAGAAGCAATTGACCTGAAAACCTTTTATGAAAAATTAAATACTTATGATTATAAGCGAACTATTTGTTTAGATGAAACTTCTATATATTTGAATATGAAACCTTCTTATGGTCGTAGTAGAAGTGGAACACGAGTGATAAAGAAAACAAATAAATATCCATTTAAGCGGTATAATATGTTATGTGCTATTTGTGCTGATAAAGTAGTTGGCTGGAAATTATACAAAGACATAACAGGTGGATTAAAAACACAAAACATATTAGAATTTTATGATGAATTTATCAAGGATAATTATAAGAATTATTTAATTATAATGGATAATGCTGTAATACATAAATCTAAAATGATAAGAGAAAGAATAGAAAGTAATAACAATCATTTATTATATTCGGTCCCATATCATCCTGAAACCAACGCAATTGAGGAGTTCTTTAGTCAGTTGAAACATTATATAAAAAATGAAAGTCCAAATACTTATGAAGATATAGATACAACAATAAAGGATATATTAGCAAATAAAATTAAAAAAGAACATTTAATAAATTACTTGAAACATAGTTATAAAATATATAAGTCATAACTGCGTTTTGTCTCATTTTTCTTTTCGGTCGGTGTAATGTAATTCTATCACTATAAGGTTCAATATTTTTTTTACATATATCTAATGTATTTGGATTACATTCAAAAGCATAAATTTTTGAATTAGGAAATGTATTATAAAATTCAATACTCTGAACACAATCACGGGAACCAATATCAAATATTATAAAATTTTCATTTTTGTTTTTAATATGTTTTATAAAATTTTCAATCATATTATATATTATTTATTATTTATATTATTTATATATATATATATATATATATATTAAACTTATACAAAACGGCATTTACACCTTTGCACATTTAATCGGCGTTTACCCGAAGGGAGAGAAAAGATGTAAAAATATCAAAATCACAAAATATTACTTTCAAATGAATATGTTGATTTTGATAAGCTATACAACTGACTAATTTCTTCTTGTTGTTGACGAATTATCATATATTTATAGGCATTTTAAATAAAAAATGGTGTAAAAGTCGACTATAAGCAAATCAAATCAAAAATGTGGCCTTGTAAAATTGAACTTGTTCATATCTTTTCAATAAAATATAAACAATAATCCTCTAATATATAAGTAAATTTAATAAAATGACCGAACAACTATCATTTGAACAACAGCACGCCTTTGCGAAATATCGTCTTGGGCATAATCTCTTTATAACTGGTTCTGGTGGAACCGGTAAATCATATCTAATAAAAACTATAAAAAAAGACCTTGAGTCGCGCGGAATCAAACATGCGGTTTGTGCATTAACTGGATGTGCGGCCGTTCTCTTGAATTGCTACGCCAAAACCATTCATTCATGGAGCGGCATCGGACTCGGTGTCGGCACAAAGGAAGAAATTGTCGACAAGGCAATCAGAAACAAACGCGCAACAACAAATTGGAAAACAACACAAGTCTTAATTGTGGATGAAATCAGTATGATGTCGCTGAAAGTATTTGAAGCCATCGAACAAATCGCCAAATGCGCCAAGCGTCAGTATCTCCGTCCTTTTGGTGGAATGCAAGTTATTTTCATCGGTGATTTCTACCAATTACCGCCAGTAAAAGACACTCAATTCTGCTTTGAATCTGCTCTATGGTCAGACACGTTTAATCCTGAAAACCATATTCATTTGAAAACCCTTTATCGACAGACCGATCCAGAATACATTCGCATTTTGACTGAAGTCCGTGATGGGGTTTTAACCGAGGAATCATTAGCGGCTTTAACGGTTCGATTAAATACCAAATATGACCCAGCTAAGAACAATGGAATTGTCCCAACCAAATTATTCCCTAGAAACGCTGATGCTGACCGCATCAATCAGACTATGTATGCAAAATTGGTAGAAACAGAAGAAAAATACGAATTGAAGACGGTTAATAATCTCCGAATGTTCAATGAAACCAGTTTACCGATTCCTATTGATATAATGACTAAATGTATAGAATTGAAGGACGAAGAAGTTGAACAACAGATGAAGCTCTTTTGTGAAAATAGTAATTTGACGCAAACATTATCGCTTAAGAAAGGCGCAATTGTGATGTGCCTGGCGAATTTGGACACAGACGCAGGAATATGTAATGGCTCACAAGGTATAGTAGTAGATTTTGTATCAAACACACAAAATATGAAATGTCCGGTTGTGAAGTTCTTGAATGGTGTAGTCATGATGATACAGCCGCGCGTGTATCAACATGGAGATTATCCAAAATTTGGTGTCGTCCAACTCCCTCTGCGATTAGCGTGGGCTTTTACTATCCACAAATCACAAGGAGTCACCCTGGATATTGCCGAAATTGATATTGGGTCAAGTATTTTCGAGTTTGGACAGACTTATGTGGCGCTATCGCGCATTCGCTCGCTGAACGGTCTTTATTTGAGTAGTTTCAATCCACGCAAAATTAAAACAAACCCCACAGTTTCAGCGTTTTATAAAACAATTCCCGAAATAACCGAAGAAATAGCACAAAAAACGAAGGAAACACTTGATATATTTGAGGGTGCGTCGTCAACAGCAAGTACATTATCAAAACCACAGGGAGGAGGTGGTCTTAAAGTTGTTCTACTTTAAATTTTGTAAAGGCATACGCATAGTTTTGTTTTTTATGAGTCGAATTTTCTTAGATACACAACGCCCCTTTGAATTTCGTTCTTTGTCCTCCGAACAAACTTTGACGCATCGCCCTTTAATACCACGTTCTTTTCCTGGCGGGCAAACCTTTACACATTTTTGAGTAACAGGATTGAATTCTTTTCCTGGTGGACAAACAACTATTTCATTCTTTTGGAGAGATATATCCAAGGTCTTATCAACTGTTTTGTTGGTTGTTATAAATAAAGTTGGACTTTTTGTTTTACTGGTAATTGACCCTTTTACTATTTTGTGATCTACAAATCGAACATTTAAGTCATCTAAAACACCAATTTTTTGTAAAACATCCTCATATTTAACCAAAATAACATCCATGTTTTCCAATCGCGCCTCAATATTGAAATCAAATAATTGGCGACAAAATAGATGAATTTCAGTATAATAGTCCCTTGATAACAATCCACGTTTAAAAAATTCATTCGCCACCATATTCAATGTGAATCCTAAAGCATATGTATCCATTGTATTAATTGATTTTTTTAAAAGTTCATCATATCTATCTTTATAGGCAAAAATAGAATTCACGGTTGATGAAATCATAGCCATTTTATCGGTATTTGTTAGAGGACTCAATAAATTATTCATAAACATAAATGTATTACTAAACCCTCTTGATTTATCCTTTATTTTTGCTATATCGGCTTTTTTTGAAGACGGTATCCCGAGTGTTCTTATTGTCGAAGATGATTTTGACTTTGAAAAAATGTTTTGTAAAAAATTTATAACTCTGTCGACATCGGCCTGGGTATGTAAATTAGCATAACTAAGAAATCCACCATCTCTTAAAAACCCATGCTCTAGAGGGTAAGACCAATGAATATTTGTTTTCATTACCCCTAATTTGATACTTGATATAACATTACTAATATTGTCCATAAGACCAAAATCAATGAATTTGAACGACTTGGTTTTTAAATCAAAAACAATATTTGATGGTTTAACATCAAAATGTATTATATCATTTTCATTGAATAGTTTTATTGCAAGGAACAAATTGTGAAAATTCAATAAAAAATGATTAACCGCAAGTTGTTCGGAATCAAACAACGCTGAATATTTGTCGAATCCACCCTTTTCAAAGAAATCATCTAAATCCATTCCGCCGTCTTTTGAAATTAGCAGCCGATAATCATCAATATTTGCATTATCAAACAAATCACAGTTGTCTGGGTTTACAGTTGTTAAAATTTCCTTTTTGTTTGGAACACATACTTCTGGTTTGCCTAAGAAAAATTGTTTTTTTTTATCTATTTTGTCTATTTTATCATATTCATTTAATTCAATTAAAGAATGACGGTCCAACATTAATTTTGATATTTTGTTTTTATACCAAGCGGCATTCTTATGGACGGCACATTTATGCGGTGGGCGATATACACAGCCATATGAACCTACTCCAATTGCGGTTCTCATAAATAATATATATATTACACATATTATTTATAAATTTTGATTATTCGACATTGTTTGAACTGGTGTTCAAAACATTTATATATTTGTTAAACAACTTTCTTTTTAATTTGATATTATCATATCCAAATAATTCATTCAACTCGGTTGTTTTATGCTCAAAATCATCAAACGCATCGTTGCTGGTGAGTCCAGACAAATAAAACATTGTGACGTTTACATTGTGAAACTGTACGTTCAATGCTACAAACAAATAATTGTAAAGATCAAAAACATTGCTATATTTGAGCATATAATTGATATATTTATCTCGCCTATTGCACTTTCGAGACCCATATAGACAAAACGCACTCTCGTCTTTATCAAACACAATAAAGGCTCGCATATCCGTCTTTAATTTACTTCCATCAATCTTTTCCTCAATGTACAAAACAGGCTGGTCGTCGTAATAAATAGTTGATTCGTCCATATAATCCATATTTAATATATAGTTATAAAGGTTGTTATTTTTTAAATTGTTTTATTAACTTTGTTTGTTTCGGCATATGTGCATGTAATATATATTTTAGCAAATTAGGATTTAAAGCATTTTTATTTTATTTTACATAATATATTATTTAGCAAATGAGTTCAATCGCACAAGTACCTACCTCTACATCTACGCAAGTTGCTTCACAAACGCAAGTCTCAGCACAAGCACCAGCTTTTAGATTTCCCGACGCAATTACATTCCAAAATGCTGCTAAGATTGCTATTTCCGAAGATAAGCCAATTATGATGGATTACTGGACGTCATCTATTGATAAGACCGCCATTATTGGTGTTCGCGAGAATAAGGAGAAGCTTTTAGTAAAAAGCGAAGAGGAATATACTAGTCCAATTCAGAAGATTTTCAAGACTGGAACCAGCGACTACATTATTATGACCGAAAACTCTATTTATTTAGTCGATACAGGCATTCCTACAAAGCGAATTATGTAAATACCGTAAAATTGAAATAATACTATATCTATCAATGTAAGTAAAATATAGTATTATTAAAAATGAGTGAAAGTGAAAGTGATACAGAAGGCAGTTTTGATACAGACATAGATTCTGATTTTGACGATGAATATGATTTTGATACGGAAAATATAGCGCATACAGAAAGAATATGTGATGACGATTATTTTGATGCGCTCCATATTAACAAAAAATGGTATATTGGTCTGGCTTTACAACAGAAGAGTCATTATCTATATCTAATCCATATTTCGCCGACCAATTATTTTAAATATCCGCACGATATTACACGGAGATATCTAAGACGTTATTCGTGTATAGAATTACCCAAAGAAGCAACAGTCGAAATAATGGAGATGGTAATTGTGAATAAGACTATGGGTGGGGAGACATTTCCAGTAAAACGCGTGGTTTTAAAAACACACTGGATACGACTTATACAACGGTGTTGGCGGAATGCGCTGAAACGTCGCAGAGAAATGATTACGTGTTGGGCTTCATCGCGCAATCGCAGACACGCCGAATTGACTGGACGCAATTTGCCCGAATATCAGCGTTTACCCGGGCTTCGCGGGTGTGTAAAAAACAAATAAGACATTTACACAATATAATTTACACACTAATGTTTTTTAATTGAGAGAAATACCCAGTCGTGACGGTGATGCGGCGCTTTCTATCCTTCTTTTTATCCATAACTACAATCTCGCTATTCTCATCGTCTACAATAACAATTGGAGACACAGGTTCTCCCTCAATAAATATATCGAAATATTCATCATGTAGCATCTTTTTCACAAAGTCATAAACAAATCGCAGCACTTTCTCGCTACAGTTGCCCACAATAATACAACTTCCCGTCTGGAAAATGACGAATGTGATTTTAATGTATTTATGTGTTTCTTGTAATTCGTCCATTTTTAAACAATGGTCCTCTTGTTTTATAACCCCGTGTTGTCTTTCCGTATCAAATCCAATCTCGCGGTTAAAATAAAACTTACAATTAATACCTGGATATTTACACGAATCATACAGAGTGTCGATCTTGTATTTTCGCTTGATTATATTATGGAGTTTCTCGCGGTTTATATTGAATCCGCAATGGAAATTGGAGTTAATGAGAACATTGTCGTTATCACTCGTGTTTTCAAGAAATTCGATGGGCGTTTCGAAAAACGGCGCCAAAATACGTATCAAATATTCAGACACGCGGACCAAAAGTGCCTGATTATTAATTCCAGGGATTTCCAGTTTACCGGTGTTGAACACCTTCACGTGTATTTCTTGAAATCGCCCCGATTCATTGCGAAACCGAATTGTTATTGCGAAACAATTAAACATTGCGCCGCCCTTTTCTTTGCCTCTACAATTCATCACGTTTTTTGTTGAAATACCAACTGTGACTTTTGATTCGCGCTTGAATTTGTGCTTAGTTGAATTGGGGTTGTCCGTTTGTTTCATAACCTTCTCATTGAAATACGGATATTGTTGGAGCCGTCTGGTTGTTTCTTCGCATTCATCTTTCGAAAAACACGCAACCTTCATCTGCTTTTTTATAATGCCTTCAACCGGTTTCCAGTAATCCACAATCGGTATTTCCCAAAATATTCTGGAAACATCAATATTGGATTGGTTTAAACGTATCTGTTTTGTTTGCGTTGAAATATAGAGGTCTTTACATTCTGGAACTTCTTTTGAACTAGTTGTGGATGCCTTTGCTTTTTTTGGTTCTGATGGTTCCGATACTACTTCGCTTGATACAATATTGGAATTGTTCATTGATGCGAGGAATTTTGCCCATTCATTATCTAGTTCAGTCATTTTGCTATTATGTTATTGGATATTTTATTTATATAGTTTTGTAAAACATATAAAGCGTATACGTCGTTTTCAATTTTATGTAAACCATATAAAGAAACACACCCTTATAGTGTAAATGACTGAAGCAATCCCTTTTACAGAAAAATACCGCCCCAATAATTTTGATGATATTGTTATGGAAAATTTGAATGAGGAGTTTTTCATAACGATGCTGAAACAAAAATATTTCCCCAATTTGTTGTTATATGGCCCTCCAGGCACGGGTAAGACCACAACAATCATAAATCTTATTAATGAGTACCAGAAATCGGTGAATAATATAAACAAGTGTTTGGTGATACATTTGAATGCGTCGGATGAACGCGGGATTGATATTATTCGCAACCAGATAAACCAGTTTGTAAAGACAAATAATTTATTTGAAGAAGGGTTCAAGTTTGTTGTATTGGATGAGGTAGATTATATGACGAAAAATGCACAACAAGCACTCAAATATTTGATACAAAGTTGCGGCAAAAACGTCAAATTCTTTCTGATTTGTAATTATATCAGTAAGATTGACCAGTCTCTGCAGCACGAATTTATTTGCGTGCGATTTAATAAATTGCCGATTCAAAATATTAATACGCTTTTGAAGAGCATTTGCGAAAAGGAAAATATCCAGATTAGCAACAGGAGCATTGATGTTATTCAGACGCTATATAAATCGGATATCCGAAGTATGATTAATTTCATACAGTTAAATCAGAATCTATTATTGGAAAAGGACAATATTATAAGCAGCGAAGTATGGGACACTTTTATACATTTATTTTCGAGCAAAAAGGATGAGCGCGATAAACACACGGATGTTAAGAAGTTTATGAATATGATAAGTATCAACTACAATATTGATAAGAAACAAATTATCAATGAATTCTATAATTATTTGATTTTAAAACACAATGATATTATTGTGCCGAGTATAATTAATAATATTGAAAAGATGATCCATAATTATGATTGCGATATTGATATTTTGGTCGACTATTTCATTTTGGACAACATCAGCAGTTTCAGTTAAGTATGTGAAATAATGATAATATTTTTGTTATTATGTTATTACTATATAATTTATACCGTAGTCAACGTTTTCTTGTCTTTATCCACATCATTGTATTGGATTTTGCCTCTAAGATAGGCCGAATAAAACACATTGCGTTCGGTGTTGACTGTAGCATACACATCCGCAATCTTCTGTATCATAAACAACACAGATGTAATAAAGGTGGTGGTAGTCTGGTCATCCAAGTAGTATTTATACACGACAAATCCCGACAAAATTGTGTTTACTACAAAACAAGTGAGTGCTAAATATCCAGTTCGACAATACAGCTTATCGTAGAAAAGGATGGTTTCGCGCTTGTTATCAGGAAGAGTCACAAGCAAGTTTCCAACACTCTGGTTGTCGCACGGCTCCTTCGGATTTACATCCATATATGCAATCAGTTTGCGTTCTCTGCCCGACTCGGCGTAATACATAAATACAAATGCTGCAAGGGTCAAACAGTTCATTGTGAAACCGACATTGTATAGAGGATCCACGCCTGTTTGGGCATTCTCCTCAAATGAGCATACGTGGTCATCGCATAATTGGGGGACAAATAGAATCAACATTGATGCCGCCAAGACACGGTATAGTTCAAGTAAAACAGTGGCGGTCATACCCATTTTTTGTTGGAAATCTTGGTCCTCTAAGATAGAGGTATTGGGTTCTGCTTTAATATGATCAAGGTCGATTGTTATTTCGGTGGACATTATATAATATATTGATACTATATTTTATGCAGACAAATAACAGTTGCGACATAGAGGTTTGTAGTTTTCGCTTCCAATGACTACCTGGTTGGATTCCTCGGTGATGCGTTTGGAGAAAATTGCGGGGGTTCCATTCTTACAAAACGCACACAGTGCCGATAGTTTTTCTACTTTGTCGCAAATTGGTATTAGACTGAGGATGTCGCCGAATTTCTCCCGTCTAAAATCACCGTCCAAACCACTTATAAACACATGTTTGTTCATAGTGTCTACCATATCACGCACAGCAGGCACTAAATCAGAAAAGAACTGACCTTCGTTTATAAGCACAACGTCGGATTCCTCAACGGATTTCCATAAATCAAGGTCCATTATAAGTCCGGAAAATACACAGGGGATTTCTATGCGATCGTGCGACGACAACATGGTGGTTGAGTAGCGTTTATCCTCGGAATAATTAATTACCAAGACTTTTTTGCCTATATATGTGTAGGCCTTGTATTTCTCAATTAGCCACGTGGTTTTTCCTGAGAACATTGGCCCAATCGCCATCTCTAAATACCCGGATTTTTTTTGAAATGATGAGAACGACGACATTATATTCTACAATATAATTTTGTAATTATATTTTTTACTAAATATAATTATAAGGTAAATAAATTATAAGGTAAATACCATTTTATAAGTATAAGTATACAATGGGATTAGCTTCTGCTATTATTATCGGATATACAGCTCCAATAGCCATGTATTTTTCTATAGTTGTGTATAAAGGAATCCGTGACCGCATATGTTGGAAATCTAACGTCCGGTAGACCCAAATCCACCAGTTCCTCTTACCGTCTCTTCACCCAGTTCCTCAATAGAATGGACCAGTTCTACGTAAATAGGCATCAATGATGGGGCACATATTTGAGCGATACGGTCATATTGCTCGACTACAAATCCATGAGAATCCGAATCAAACATTCCAATAATATTGCCTCTATATCCGGAATCAATAATTCCAGTACTGTTTGCTAGACGCAAAGGAGTCTTGGAGACGCTTGACCTCGGGTGTAAATAATACCCAGTGTTATAAACCGTGTTAAAACGCTCTCTTATAGTTGCCGAGCATTTAATTCCAAAATCAAATTTATTACAAGCAGGACTTGATGACGTTTCTTGTCCTGGCGGTGCATATCTTTCATTCACAATTCGATTTGCATCACACA